AGAACAAACTCCGTGGTGCTGATAATATCAGCCGTCATATCGGTGAGTTCAGAAAAGTCTAGGTTTAGCGTTACAGAACCAGACGCACCGCCGCCAGATAAGCCAGTGCCAGCAGTGACACCTGTTATGTCACCTACGTTGGCAGTCCAGCCTGCGTCATTATTGAAATTAGACAGCTTAATTTCGCTGGCGGCTTTGCGGCTTTCCGTGGTGCCGTCTTGGATAATGAACTCAGTAGTACCGGAAATGTCCGCAGTCATGTCGGTCAGTTCGGAAAAATCTAAATTGAACGTAGTGCCAATTAAATCAAGACCAGTACCTGCCGAGTAAGTGCTGCCCTGAGAAACAGCTTCCCAAGAAATAGTTCCCCCAGTGTTCCAGCGTAAGAAATATCCGTCAGTGCCAGCGTTAGACGTATTCAGTTCAGAGTCACCAACCGAGTCAGCAGGTACTGCGGTCAAATAACTCGCAGAAGCATGATTGCCCCAAGAAAACGCCGTATCCCACTGGCCCACCTTAGTGTCCGTTATTGTGTTAACGCCCATGTCGATGGAGTTGCCGTTAGCGTCTAGCTGACCGCCAAGCTGAGGCGTAGCATCGTCTACGAGGTCTTGCATGGCGGTGTCAGCTAATGTGCCTTGGGCTGACGTAGCTAACCCAGCTTCTGCCGCGCTTTGCGGTTGGTATGTGCTACTTGTACTATCATACGCAATAACGTCGTTATCGACTGGCACAACTGAGCCGTCAAAGTCATGCAGGTCATGGAAACCTAAACTAGCTTGCGGGCGCACGAACAACGTACCGTTAGAAGCAGAGGTTACAACGAGCGCAGCGGGTATTTTAATTCCAGTAGTAGGCTCTGTGGTGGTTACAGCCCCAGCCGACCCCGAGTCTAACCACAGAATGTCTCCGGCGCTGTACCCAGCCGTATTTATGTTTCTAACTTTTCCAAAATAAGTAACCTTGCCGTCGGAACCAGCGTCTATATCTTCAGTAGTAAACCCAAGCAACTTGTACTCGTTAGACAGCACACTGGCGTCCATAGGCGCTATGGTAATACGTCCTGAAGCCCCTATAGTGCCTGTAGACATCACTGGCGTACCATTAACAATCTGACTAGCAGTATTGTTTCGCACTTGGATGTGGATTTCTTGGCCTAACTGTAAGACCGCACCGTTTTGGTCAAGGTCTATCGTTTGCTCATCGGTGTTCCAAGACAAAGTTCCTTGTGTACCTGTACCACCCGTAAGTTGTACGCTAGAAGCGTCTAAAGCGGCAAAGCTGGCGGCGGCAGTAGTAGTACCGCCAATAACAGTGCCATCTATGTTACCGCCAGTAATAGCCACATTATCAGGTAGTGTCAGCGACCCGGCGGTAATACGAACTTGAAAAGGAGTTGCGTCGTCCCAAGCGCTCGCTGATGTACCCTCTTGAGCGCGCGTAATAGTAAGCACACTGCCAGACTTAGCAGTTACTTTTACTATTTCCCAGTTTTCTTCACTGCCGGACGCTGGATTGATGTACACCAACGTAGCTAAGTAATAATCAGAGCCGGGGTCAGGAAAATCCGAAGCGTCTAATAGCGTAACGCTAGTAGCTACGTTAGAAATAGCGCCATCTATTGTCGTTGTAGCGTTGTTTACTATGATTTGTCCCATGACTTAAATCTCTTTAATCTTAAATATAATTTCGTCTTGGATTATCCGCCCATCCGCCGTGTCTACAGTAAGCTCAACTTTGTACTTTTCTCCCGCTGTACCGCCGGTAACCCAAAATTTAACACGAGGGTCGAACACACTGACACTCTCTACAGTTAATCCGGCTGGAGAAACAGTGGCTACAGCCGTGCTTACGTTATCTCCATCGGTCAAATATTCGCCGTAGTCTACAGTGTAAGAAAGCCGTTCTGTAGGCTGTTGTGTCACTGTTCCCAGCTTACTCATGCTGCTCTCCTAAATACAAATTCAGTCTCTAGCTTTATAAAGTCAGATTGGACTGCTGGTTTGATGAATGTTCGTTCTGGCGGATCGAAGCTAGCTGGGTTAGAAACACTATCTGCGAAAACAATAAGTTGCCCAGACACTACGCTATCGCCTGAAATAGAGCGGAACGACCCTAGCTCAACACAAGAAGCTGTCGATTCTACTTCAGCGCTACTGCTAACGACTCGTATTCCTATAGGTACTACATTAGATGTTCCAGCTACAGCCACGGAAGCTATCTTACTGACAACTCCATCGCCACTTACGCTGGCATTAGAACTTACGCCTGCTGAAGATAACTTTACGACAGTGCCAACAACCGAAACACTAGACGAACCGTTAATGTCAGCGGTGGCTACTAGGCTTCTAACAACCTGATCCCCGTCGATAACTACGTTTACACTGGCGGCAGTAGTCGAAGTAGGTAATTTGTTTACTACCCCCGCGCTGACAACAGACGCGACACCATCATAATGAACTTCGGGCCTGAAGAAATTATTAAGGTCTGCGACCATAACGGCGCTACACTGAACAGTTATCGGCTCAGCAACAAATTTTGTGCGCGCGTTTATTGGCTGGACGGTACTGCTTGCTACTGCTGTAGCAGTAGCAAAAGTGGTATAAGTTGGGGCTGCTGAAAGCTGCGCTGTTCCTGACAAAACCTGAGAAATGCTGACGCTTTTAATAAGCGGCTCAGCTACGACTATGACCGCAACGCTAGTAGGCAAGGCGTTGGCGTGCTGAGTTACTGTACCAGACGGCACAGCGCTAGCTTCCGCCAATATTGGCAAACTACCAGCCACTTGAGTCTTGGTATTAAGTACCAGCGTGTTACTTAGGGCTATAGTAGTCGTACCAGTTACGGTAGCAAACTCTATGGAAACGTCATTTACATTAGGGTTGGCGTAAATTTCCGCTGATACGCCTATAGAAATCGTAGTTTTACGAGTAACAAGCGAAGTAACATCAGGTACAGCCATAGTGCCAACAGGGGCTGATACCCCTTGTGGCTGTATTCGCGTACCAGCGGCGGTCACCGAAGCTGTTGCTGATATAGAAGAAGCTCCTATTTCATCAGCGACGATAGCAATAATAGATACTTCAGCGTCTATATTGGCTAAACCAAACGCGTCACGTAGAACGAACGATTGAATACTAACTGAGCCGCCAACTGTAGCTGACAGCGCGTGTATTTTAGTGGCTACACCAAAAAGGCCAGAAACACTAGGGGCAGTGGAGTCTGGCTGGTGTATGTAAGTACAAGACGCATCTACTGTAACAGCCCCGCTAAGGGAGGCTGAACCGCTACGAACGAAGTTAGCAGCGGCGGTTACAGTAGCAGAAGAAGCTACAGAGGCTGTCCCCTGTAGCCATATTTGACCAGAAGTGCCGTTAGCAACGGCGCTGTTAGGCGCATAGAAGTTCATGGCACTCCCAAATTGCTAGGATTAGTCTAGCGTTACGGTAATAGCTCCAATACCGAAAGAAAGTACGTCACCCTGAAGAAGCGTCTTAGACGATGCTAAAGGCGCGTGGAACAGCAAGTTACCAGAAGTAGCTGCATCAAACACACCAATGTGCGTTACGGTAACAGACGAAGCTCCGTTGTTCGCAGGGAACGTAATAACTTTCGCGTTTTGGGTAGTACCGTCAGTAGCTCCGGGCGCGTCCCATCCAGTCTCCTTGCTCGCACCGTCTGCCGCGTCTTGGCGAGCGTAGTCTGTCCAAGTTCCTGCGGGGTTTACTTCCGTACCAGAACCGGCGTCAGTAGGGTCGGAGGTAAAAAGGCCGACATAAATGGTAGAAGGCGCTGAGTACGCCGGGGTTCGAAAAATGTGGTTTACCAGTTGTACTTCTAAGTAGTCCGAAAACTTACTCATGGTTTATCTCCTATGGAGGTTTAGGGCGCTGCGGCGCTAGTTACATTAGGGTTTGATACAGAACGCGGGCCAACCTGCAAAGTTGCTTGGATTTCAAGCCCTAGAGCATTGGCAAACGCTGCGTAGTGCGCCTGCGCGCGCTGAGCATTACCTGCATATTCAGAGTCTTTCATATAAGACCTGTAAAGCACGTAATCTTGTATGACGTTGGCGTAGATATCTGGTACAGATAAATTACCAGACACAGAGGCAACTTGGCCTCCATCACCAACGGCACTTATGTCTGTTGGATACACAGAATACGTAAGATCAACCTTCGCAGAAGTCGTAGCAGGGGGATATACGTAAAAAACAAGCGGGTCACGAGGGTCGTACATGTAGTGCAAAACTTCTGCTTGCCCTGCTATTTCGTGCCAACCCGGAGTTTGTGCGTCCAAAATTTCACGGTTCACGAGCCTAACAGACTTTTTGCTGGTAGCTGTGTTATTCCGAATAATTTCTATTAGCTTAGAGCCGTCGCTAGGTAGGCTTTGTTTTGACCCAGTTACTAACGTAACGTTCGCGTTCTTAACAAGCGCGTCAGGTCGATACAGCGCTACTTCCCGCTGTCCGTCGTTTAAATAGCGAATAAGTTCGTCAACAGGCCATCTAACAGACGTACTGTCTTGTAAAATATCAACTACTCGCTGTAGTACTGATTGTGCGGTGACTGCCATAAATTACCTCACACGAAAGGTCTTGGCTTCACTTGTAGTGAGCCTGTTACACGGCCAATATTACCCTCATTTCTTGCTTGATTACAGAGGTATTTTGCTTTTTTGGAGTAATAATCAGCAGCCAAGTAGTCTGTATAAGGCTGCGCTGGTATGGCTTTTAGCCGAGACAGCGCCCCATAGACAACCGCGTCGCTCCAATAGTTAACCAAATCATTCTCTATATACTTAGCATTCCGGGTAGGCTTTAACCCAATTTGAAGTTTAACTGTGTACACATCATCAGGCGTGGGGTACAAGTTTAGCTGTAACTCTGACTCATTTTGCGTTACAAAGTAATGCGTAGGCGCAGCGTTTGCAGAGTCTTTTAATGGTTGGTGCGCGCTAGGTACTGAAATTAAAGTATCGTCGCCAACTACCAAATAAATAATTCTAGTAAACTCCTGACTTGTTGGTACGTCAATATCGTACAAACTTTGTCCTGACGTAGTAGTAAACTCGTCGGGGGTATACCTTATAGCGTTAGAGTGCTCACAGAAATAAATAGCGGAATCGACTAAAGCCTGTTCTGCTACAGGATCAGGACAGCCGGGAACCATAGGTATAGTTCTGGAATAGAGTTCACTTACCGACTTCATAGCTCAAACCCACAAGTTAATGACTAATTATAGCTCGTCAGAGGGTGAAACCTCAACAGGTGACGTTTCAACAACTTTAGACTTGCGTGAACGTCGCTTTGGTTTAATTTCCTCAGAATCCACGCCTACGGTAGATTGGGCGTTGAATTTGGCTGCTTGCGCTTTACCAACATCAGTAAGACGGTACTCGCCGGTTTTGTCCATTTTAGCGATTATTTCTAGCTTACCTTCTACCCATGCCTTCATGCGGTTTAAGCTAGCTTCACCGCCGAGTTTTTCGCGTAATTGTTCTGGCGTCATAATAGTCTCCAAAAGATTAGGGGGGCCGAAGCCCCCCGTAGATTACTTCAACTTAGGTAGGATCGCCAACTTGTGCAACAACAAGAGCGTCGTTTTTAACGACTTTGCGACCATATACAGCGAGGCCACGAACGATGTCACCAAAGTCAGTCTGGTTACGCAAAGGCTCAGTCTTGCTGATGGTCATAGCGAAAGAGCAAGCGTGGTTAGTACCAGCTACCATCAAACGACGGGGCTTTGAACCTACTGCCGCACCGCCGCTAGCCACTGCGTCAAGGCCGGATACCAGCGCCTTGTCAGTAGTTCCTTTGGGCAACAAGTTAGACACATACACAGTAAAGCGATCAAGCATACCGATTTTGCCGGTACGAATGATGCTAGAACTGTCGCCTGAGAAGTAAGCCTGTGCAATGTTTGACTGCATTAACAGGTTACGCTCACGGGGGCTGATAATCAGCCAACGTCCGTCTTCAGGTACATTTTGCTCATCAAGAGCAGAAGACATACGCAAGATACCCTGCAACACGTTCTCAGGAGTAGCTTCGTTCAACGGAGCAGTGTCCGAGCCAAGGTCGTAAGCAGCGGAGAGCGCACCAGCAGTAGCGCCTTCGTTGGCAGCGGCTGGGCCTTCGGTTACGAAGTTGTTAAAGAACACTTCGTTTTCGATAGCAATCTTCATCTGCTTAGCGGCATCTTCGGTGAACATGTTCATCAAGTCCATATCGGCTTGCTGAGCAAGTACATCGTTGGTCTGCACGCTGAAATACTTAGCCTGATCTACCTGCATATCTTGGAAGATAGGAGTAGGGACTTCAGTAGACAGCGTAGAACCCGCGCCAGTGTAGTCGTTAATGGTGATTGAAGGCGCAGTGCGGATACGAATAGTATCGCCCTTGTTCTTCAACTCACCTTCGTAGTCCGTGTTGCAGATTTCTGACAACATGGTGTTTTGGTAAAACTTAGCAAGTAGCTTGCCCGACCAGAGGGTAGGGATAAAGCTACCAGTGTACTCAGGTGACGTAGTAAACGCACCAGTGGTAGGAAAAACAGCCATTATCGGCCTCCTTTACAGAATTGTTTACCCAGCTACACGACCTTCCATGTAAGCTGAGTCTATTTCAGCTTCAAGTTTGCGTGCCTCATCAAGCTTTCCTACTTTGTTCAACTGCGTTACTCGTACAAACAATTTACGAATTTGGTCATTCGTATATGTTTTTCCTTTAGCGGCAGAAGTACTGGGTGAAGAAGCGCTTTTTGAGGGTTGAATCTGACTTTCAAGCTCTTGGTTTACAACTTTTTTCGCTGGTTCGGCTGTCTGTAAGGACTCTTTAAACAAACTTACAAAGTGCGCGACGGCATTAGCGTCGCCTTCAGAGTAGGATTTTTCTGCCACAACTCGACGGGGTGCGCGTAAAAGCGGATCATGCTCGTCTAACCACTTAATCCACGCGGGATCAGTGTTTACCTGTGCGAAATCAGGTACTAAACGGTGAAGTTCCTGCTCAAACGAAGTCTGAGTTACCTTAGAGCCAGTATACTCAAGTAGTTCCTTTAACTTAAGATTCTCGCTCTTGACGGCTTCAAGCTGTTTAAATAGCTCGGCGGTCTCCTCTCTTGCGACTTTGCGCTGAACTGCGATTAAATCGTCACCAAATTCTTGACGGTCTTCATCAGTAACCAGATTACGAAGACGCTCATATTCGGCCTGTTCCTCGGCTTCTTCCACCTTTTTATTAGCAGTTTCCACGCTTTCCTTGAGCGAATGTAGCTCTCCGGTAAGGTCTTTCACCTGCTGGTGTAGCCTTGGTACTTCAGCATCGTACATACCCTGTAGAGTCTTGTACTTTTGCTTCCAAATTTTTCCGTCTTCGTCTGATTTTTCTGCCGCAACCGTTTGAGCTTCTGATTCATCAGGCTCACTAGAAGGTTCTTCTGCTACAGGGTCGGCGGTAGCTCCTGAGTATTGCTTTGCTTCTGGTTCGACTACTTCAGCCTTTGGCGTCTCATCGACGGGTGCTGACGCAGCGTCGCCATATAGCTGCTGGCTAAGGGCTTCTGCTTCTTCTGCTTGCTGTTGAACTTGCTTGGGTATTGGCATCACTTTTCTCCTAAAGCTCCAACTCTGCTAGACGCTCCAATTGGTCTGCGTTTTGCATAATGGTTTGCCGGACTAAATTACGGCTTACGCCGCTCCAAAACCTCTTGCGATTTTTCAATCGCGTCGAGGAAATCTCTCAAAACACTGGCCTGCCCTTGCAGCCTATAAATACGAGCTTCGCTGTCAGCAACGACAAGTTGGTTCTTAACGCTGTCTAAACACTGTGCGAAAAGTTGTATCAACTTGTCCTCCCTAACTTTGCAGTCTCTTAAAGCCTGTACAAGTTGTAGGTCAGTATTATGCTCTAAAAACATAGGGTTACCTTATAACACATCCAACGCAATAAGAACAAGTTCTTCGTCAGTTGGGTTTCGGACTGTTACTGGAGGTAGCACTTTGTGCATACCAGAAGCCATGTCGATACTAGGAGTAACGGTAGCACCGCTCATAGCTAGATTTACGCTTGACTCAACAAGTGCGTTAGCAGTCAGCGTAGGTAATGTAGCTCCCGACGTTACATTACCCACGTTATATTCGGCGTAGCTTAAAAACTGCGGAGTAGCTACTGACGCAGAGCTACGTTGTATTTCGGGTAAAGGTTTCGGATAAACAACAGGGGCTATTTCAACGTCAACGCTTGTATATACAGGTGCTCTATACAAGACAGGCGGAACAACAACCTGCGGTTGCTCAACAGCCCACAACCCTTTGATTTCTATAAGTATTTCTGGAGTTTCAGCGCGCCGTTTAAACGGCAGGATTATCCCGCCAGCGGGCTTTTGCTCAACTGGTTGTACGACTTCAGGACGTTGTTGGCTAAGCGGCGCTATATAAGAATCAGCGCGAAATGTCCTAGCCGCAAAGGTACTAAGTGGCATCCCTCGTCACCGCTGTCCTGTTGCCGTTATTATCTACGGTAACAACCACGCGATCCTTACTATCATCCAGATCACGGAATGTCTCTGTAGCTGTACCTGCTCCAGAAACTTTACCTGCTAGCATAGAAGCAACTAAACGTACAAGTTCTTCAGCAGTTAAAGAGGATTCAAGTACTCTTGTCCAAACAGCGGCAGCGTTGTCTGCGCTAGTAGGCACAGAACTAAGATCGCCAGTTACTACGTTTTGGGTAGTAGTAGCTGTGTTTACCAGTGCAGAAACAGTAGCCGGGAAGATAGGATCATCAGCGCTCGACCAATAAGGCGTGTCGTAATCGTCGGAATACAACACACCGCTGACAGCAACCACGTTAGCATCATATTCAAGTTTCCATCCATTAACTAAAAAATAAGTATCTCCTGTAAAACCACCCGGAATAGGGTCTAGTCCCGTAAAGCGCATAGCAGGAAAATACTGTGTATTTTCAATACGTTCAAACCACCTTATCCACGCAGAATAAACATCCTCGCGGATACTTAACGCCGTCACATCGTCGTTTACACGAATGCGTTTAGTCACGCCATTAAAG